GGATAAGACCATGGCATCAAAAGATAGATACGACAAGAAAATAAAATGCCCTAAATGCGATGAAATGGGAACCCTTCATATTTCAGAAAACGATTATCCCTTTATGCGAAAGCTTGGAAGAAGCGTAGACTCCGTCGAAGGCAACTTTATAGTTGAAATGGTTGATGACACTAAAATTAAAATTTTATGTGGAAATTGCAGCGAAAAATTTAGCAAATAGCCAACATTCAAACAAGTGGAGGGCTTTATGCTTAAGATTTTTATTGGGACTTTACTATTTTTATTTTCTTTTGGTTGTACAACAACACAAGAGATAAGACGGCCTGATGGTAAAAAAGAGTTCCTTATCGCCTGCGGGGCAAGTCTCGGTTGGAATATTTGCTACGAAAAAGCAAATAAAATTTGCCCAGATGGCTATGAAACTTTAAATGAAAAAGCCGGATTCAACAGGAAAGAACTTCGAATTGTCTGTCCATGATGTTCACTCTTGCCTTAATTATTGATTTTAAGATTTGATCAATCGGACGGAAAATACATGCTTGGTATCATGCCCCCATTGGTCCGGCAGACGTCTTTCCACGTCTGCCTCATAGAGGGGTCGAGGACATAGAAATTCCTGGCGCCGCCCACCTTGGTTCTGGCCAGCACCAGCATGGCGGAAGTGGAGTGCATTGAGCCTACTCACGATTATTGCAAGCGAGTCTTGCGGAGCTGTTACCAACAATCCGGATGGCAAAAAAATTCAAAAAAACATCCCACCGCAAAAAGTTGTCCACCAGTTCCACCACGTCCACCAGTTCCACCACGTGCATGACATCTAACGCCATGGGCCGTAATCTCGGCCCATGGCAATCACACCCCTCTACAGCAAAACCGAACTCGACGCGCTGATCGCCGCCTACAAAAAGGCGGAGATGAAGCTCGCCTCCGGCGTTGCCGAATATTCCTTTGATGTCGGCGGCAGCCGTCACACCGTGCGCCGGCGTGACCTCGTCGAGGTGCGCCAGGCCCTGCAATACTACCAGTCCCAGCGCATGGCCCTGGAAGGCGCCGCCGCCGGCCATCAGATTCTGGTGGGGAGGCCGGCGCGATGAATTTCGGGTGCCGAGTCGGCCGCAGCTATCCAGCCACCTCCGTGCGGGCCGCCGCCATCCGCCGCAGCGCCGGCGGCTATCAGGGCACCCTCTCCAACTGGGTGCCCACGCGCATGAGCTGGAACGAGGAAACCCACAACCGCGAAACCCTCACCGACCGCGCCAACGACCTGGCCGCCAACCATCCCCACGCCGCCAGCCTGGTGGACGCCATCAGCGTCAACACCGTCGGCCCCGGCCTCTGGGTGCAGAGCAAGCCCCGCTTCAAACGCCTGGGTCTCACCGAGGACTGGGCTCGGGACTGGGCCGAGAGCATTGAGTGGGAGTTGGAGTTGTGGAACCGCGAGGCCGACGCCCGCGGCGTCACCGATTTTTACGGCCTGCAGTTCGTTAACCTCTGGTCCATGTTGGTCAACGGCGAATTTCTCAACCTGCCGCTGATGCTCGATGACCCCGGCCGCCGTTACCGGCTGGCCCTGCAGACCATCGACCCGGTACGCCTGCGCACCCCGCACCAGCTGTTTGGCGCCCGCGACATCCGCGACGGCGTGCGCCTGGGCCGCCATGGCGAGCCGACGGGCTACTTCATCGCCGATCCCGATGATGGCCGCTTGCTGGCGAGCCTCGATCTGCGCCACTACCGCGAACTGCCGCCGAGGGCCGGGCACCGCCCGGTGGTCATGCACCGCTTCCACTGCAAGCAACCCGAGCAGGTGCGCGGCGTCTCGGTACTGGCCCCGGCCATGAAGTTTTTCCGCGATGTCTCCGACTACCTCGATTTCGAGCTGGTGGGCGCCATCGTCGCCGCCAGCTTCCCAGTCTGGATTGAAAAATCCAACCCCTACGACGCCACCGGCATGCCCGGCGTGCAGTCGGTACCCAACGCCACCGGCGAGCCCACCCACTACCGCACCGTCAACCCCGGGCAGGTGGCCTACGGTAACAGCGGCGAAAAACCCCACATCCTCAAAAGCGAGCGTCCCGGCAACAGCTTTTCGTCCTTTATCGAGACGGTGCTGCGGGCCGTGGGCGCCGCCGCCGGCATGCCCTACGAAATCATCAGCAAGGATTTTTCCAAAACCAACTACTCCAGCGCCCGCGCCGCCCTGCAGGAAGCCTGGCGGGTGTTCGAGCTGTATCAGGACTGGCTGATCACCGGTTTCTGTCAGCCGGTACTGGAGATGGTGGTGGAGGAAGCCTACCTGCGCGGCCGCCTCAAGCTGCCCAAGACAGCCCCGGATTTCTACAACGCCCGGGCCGAATACTGCGCCGCCAGCTGGGTGGGTCCCGAGCGTACCAACGTGGATCCGGTCAAGGAGATGGTCGCCGACATCATGGGCCTCAACGCCAACGTCATCACCCTGGCCGACATCGCCGCCAAACGCAACAAGGACTGGGAACAGCAGCTCAAGCAGCGCGGTCGCGAACGCCAGGCCGCCCGCGACCACAACCTCAACCCGGACCCGCCCAGCAGCAGCGCGGCCAAGGATCCGGCCACCGTGACGGAGTAAGCCATGCCCAGCCCGCAAAAATGGTACGAAATCAAAGCCCAGGCCACCGGCCGTGCCGAAATCTACATTTTCGGCGTGGTGGTCGATTACAAGTCGTGGGACGAAGACGACGTCACCGCCATGGAGTTTATCCGCTCCCTCAAGGGGCTGGGCGATATCGACCTGCACATCAACAGCCCCGGCGGCAGCGTGCCGGCCGGCAACGCCATCTACAACGCCCTCCGCCGCCACAAGGGGGACGTCGCCGTCTACATCGACGGCATGGCCGCCTCCATCGCCTCGGTCATCGCCATGGCCGGCAACCGGGTGATCATGCCCGAAAACGCCCTGCTCATGATTCACGACCCCTGGTCCTACGCCGTGGGCAACGCCGCCGACATGCGCAAGACCGCCGACACCCTGGACAAGTTCAAGTCCGGCCTGGTGGCCGCCTACCGCGACAAGACCGGCCTGGATGAAGATGTCATCGCCACCATGATGAGCGCCGAAGCCTGGATCACCGCCGCCGAGGCGGTGGAGATGGGTTTTGCCGACGAGCTGGAGCAACCCATCGCCGTGGCGGCCCGGTTCGACCTCTCCCGTTACAAGAACGTGCCCCAGGCACTGTTGCAAACACCACCGGCCCGGGCCACCGGGTCAACCGCCAAACCGACAAAGGAGTACAAGCCCATGAATCTCGAAGAACTACGTCAGAAGCATCCCGACCTCGTGGCCCAGGTCGAGGCCCGGGCCCGCGAGGGCCTGATCGCCGCGACCGAAGCCGAAACCGCCCGCATCCAGGCCGTCACCGCCGAGGGCGACCGCATTTTCGCCCTGGTGGAGCACGCCGTGGGCGCCGAGGCCGGCGGCAAGATTCGCGCCGCCGCCGCCAAGGGCCTCACCGCCGAGGACCTGCAGGCCCTGGGCGTGAGCCTGGCCCCGCCCCAGGCCGCCACCGGCGACGATCCCGGCAGCCGAGCCGCCATGCTGGCCGCCATCACCAACGCTGCGCCCCAGGGCGTGCGCACCGGCACCGGCCAGACCGGCGAGCAGGCCGAGGAAGCGGCCGTTATCGAGAACATGCTTGCGGGGGCCGCCGGCCGGCGCCGCTAAGCCACCGAACAAGGAGATCGACCCATGACCAGCGAAACCTTTACCCCCGATAACCTGGTGGCCGGCGATTACCCCATCGTCACCGATACGGTCACCATCGCCGAAGGCCAGAACCTCAAGCGCGGCGCCGTGCTCGGCCGCATCACCGTGGGCGGCAAATGCGTCGCCGTGGGCAGCTACGTCGGCGAAGGCACCGACGGCAGCGAGGACCCGGTATGCATCCTCGCCGAGGATTGCGACGCCACCGATGCCGACGTGGCAAACGTCCCGGTGTATCTCTCCGGCGAGTTCGCCGAGGCCTCCCTGACCTTTGGCGGCACCGACGACGCCGACGATCACCGCGAGGCCCTGCGCGACCTCAACA